GAAGGCATGAGCGAGGTTGTTATGCAGTTTCTTCCGCGAGGTGTAATGAGACAGTTGAAAGAAGAGGCGAACCAGGACAGTGGCGGTGATGAGGCCTTAAATGCCGGAAATTGATCAGTCAAAATACATGGTCAATGCCGGCTGGGACCATGCGCCGCACCTTGACGAGAAGCAGAAACAGCACATGCTGGATAGTACGCATCCGCATCTCCGCAAGGCCAGGTCAAAAGGCATCCCGGTACTCGGCAGCGGTGCAATCTATCCAGTGGACGAAGATGAGATCATTGTTCGGCCATTTGACATTCCCGACTACTGGCCGCGGGTGTTTGGCCTGGATGTAGGCTGGCAACGCACGGCAGCGGTTTGGGGAGCGCATGACCGGCAGGCCGACATCATATATTTATATTCCGAGCATTACCGGGGCCAGGCCGAGCCGTCCATCCATTCATCAGCCATTCGCTTGCGTGGCGATTGGATACCTGGCGTGATTGATCCATCCGCCCGGCAACGAGGGCAGAAAGATGGCCAGGCACTCTTAAACGAATATGAGCGTGAAGGGCTTATCCTTTATAGCGCCGATAACACTGTTGAAGCGGGGCTGCTGGCAACGTATCAGCGCCTATCAATAGGTAGGCTAAAGGTGTTCCACACTTTACAGAACTGGCTGGACGAATATCGCATTTACCAGCGTGACGAGGATGGCAAAGTTGTTAAGAAGAATGACCATCTCATGGACGCCACCCGCTACCTGGTTATGAGTGGCCTACAACACGCCAAGCATAAGCCGAAGAGCAAAGCAGCAGACGACATGGTTACTCACTCCGGCATGGGTGACAGCGTAACAGGATACTAATAATGGGCATTGATGCAGTAAATTACGGGGCCACGCCCCAAGAAGAGCAAGACCAGCAGCAGCAGGAGCAGTACGACCGTCTTGCTCAACTTGGCTATGTGCTCCAGGCTAAGATCGACCAGCGTATCGCCGACCGCCAAACTATCGAGGATCGCTGGCTGGAAGATATGCGGCAATATCATGGTAAGAACTCGGCTGACGAAGAGGAAAAACTCCGTCTGGCCAAGAAATCCCAGGTTTTCGTTAATATCACCCGGAACAAAACTAACGCCGCCGAAGCCCGACTGATTGACCTGCTGTTCCCGACAGATGATAGAAATTGGGGCATTGAGCCTACACCTGTGCCTAACATGGAAGAATTGGCGGATGAAGATTCCCCGGAAGGCCGTGGAGAGTTCGTTCCTGGTGCTCAGACATTTGTTGATCAGGCTGACGGGCAATCGCAGCAGCGCAGTCAACAGGCTATGCAGGATAGCGATTCTCAGGCACAGCAGCCTATCCGGCCCAATACGCAGCAGGCACCATCACCTGGCGACATTACGGGACAAGGCCCAGGCCAAGGCCAGCAGCAGCAGTCCGCGACATCCGAGGGTGACCAGGCCCGCCAAGAGCTCAAGGAGGCCAAAAAGAAAGCCAAGGCCATGGAGTCGGAGATCAACGATCAGCTCAAGGAAGCACGTTACTCTGCCGAGTCTCGCGATGTTATCCATGATGCTGTTGTGCTTGGCACAGGCATCTTAAAGGGGCCGAACGTAGTTAATAAGACCCGTAAGAAATGGCGTCAGGAAGAGGGCGTATCCATTCTGGAGATTGTGCAAGACCTCCGCCCAGGGGTCTGCCGGGTAAGCCCCTGGGATTTTTTCCCTGACTTGAACGCCAAAACGATAGAAGACGCTGTTGACGTATTTGAGAGGAAGCGCCTCAACAAGAAGCAGCTCCAGGACCTTGCCAAGCACCCCGGTTATCTCAAAGACCAGCTCCGGGAGGTGCTACGAGGGGAAGGCGACGGTATCCATTCCGGCAGCGACAATATTGATGAGATCCGCCAGATATCCGGCGCACCGCAGATTGACCGGGCCGGCTTTTATGATTTATGGGAATACCATGGCCCCATCGACCGTGACGATTTGATTGCCGCCGGCATCGAGGAAGACCAGCTACCGGACGATCCGCTCATCTCACACCAGGCGGTTATCGTTATATGCAACGGCACTGTGCTTCGGGCGTCGCTCAATCCGCTTGAGACACAGGAGATGCCATACAGCGTATTCAACTGGGAGGAAGATGAAAGCGGTATATTCGGATATGGCGTCCCGTATCGGATGCGCAACGCCCAGAAGGTCATTAACGCCTCATGGCGCATGATAATGGACAATGCTGGCATGTCGGTGGGGCCGCAGATTGTCATTAATAAGGACTCTATTGAGCCTGCGGACGGCAAGTGGGAGATCACGGGCCGCAAGCTCTGGAACCTGACTGACAAGCAGCAGGACGTTCGCAACGTCTTCGGCCTTTACGAAATATCCAGCCACCAGGGAGAGCTTGAAAGCATCTTCCACCAGGCCCGTCAGCTTGCAGACGAAGAGACAAGCCTTCCGGTCATCGCCCAGGGCGAACAGACAGAGAGCACTAACCAGCAGACCAAAGGCGGCATGAGCATGTTGATGCAGTCTGCCAATACGGTGTTGCGCCGAGCCGTCAAGAGCTTTGATGACAACCTGATTGTGCCGCTCATTACTCGCTTTTATGACTGGAACATGCAGAACACCGACAAGGAAGAGATCAAGGGTGACTTTGAGATCATCGCCAGAGGTTCCAGCGAATTGGCCGAGCGTGCCGCCATGGAACAGGGTATAAGCGACCTTGTAAACCTGGCTGACAGTCCGGTATTCGGGCCGCTGACCGATACCAGGGAGATGTATCGGCGTGTTTGCAAGGCCCGCAAGGTTGATCCTGAAGGTCTGATAAAGCCGAAACGTGAGATGGAGAAGCCGAGCCCTGATCCGGAGACACAGGTCAAGATGCAGGAGATCGAGATAAAGAAACAGGAACTCCAGCTAAAGAACCAGGAACTCAAATATAACACGCAGGTTAAGCAAGCTGACCTTCAGGAGCGGACACAGCACAACGCCGCCAAGCTGGAGCAGGAGAAGCAGCTCAAGATGGCGGAGCTGGCTTCTAAGCAAGATCTGACCATGCAAGAGTTACAAACTAAACTGGCAATCGAGAAAGAAAAAATTGCTACCGAGCGATACCAGCAGGAAGTCAACCGGGAGATCCAAGCCCTGGACAATATGGTTAAGCAGAACGAACTTGACTTTAAGTTATCTACGGGGCGAGAAGGTATTTAACGCTATTCAGGAGATGACGCATTGGTAGATACCACATCACCGACATGGCTGGAAGTCCAGCAGTGGGCTGAGAAGACGAGACGGCAGTTAGTGGAACACCTGATTGCCCAGGAAGACAATGTTGTCCGTGGCCGTATCCAGCAGCTCGATGAGTTGCTTACGCTGCCGGCAACGCAGGAACGAGAAATAAGGCGCCAAGCGTCCCACAAAACGGAGACAGAGACTTATGCCCCTTACTGACTACGAGAACGAGAATGAGCCTGAAGGCACCGGCGGTGAAGCTGAAGACGAGGCTGGATTTGATAGCGCCTTTGACGAGTTTGTCGGTGAAACAAGCGGCGAAACCGACACCGGTGATGCTGAGCTACCGGGAGAACAGGTCGGCGAAGAAACGCCTGCCGGTACGGAGCAGCAGCAAGATGACACTAACCAGCAGACCGACCAGCAGGCGGCCCAGGATGACGACATAAATCAGCTTCCGGATTGGGCGCAGCAGCGAGTTAAGGACGCCGAGCAACGGGCGCAGCAGTGGGAACACAAACATCGCTCCGATGCGGGGCGTGTGAGCGCATTACAGAAACAGGTAAACGATTTAAAGCAGCAATCCCTCCAGGACCAGGGCTTTTCCTCGGAACGTATCAAGGAGGCCATGTCTTCTGAGGAAGGCTGGAGCGACTTCAAAGAAGAGTTCCCAGGAGTAGGCGAGGTCTTGGAGAACCAATTTGAGCAAATGGCTCAAAAAATGGAAGAGCGCCTGAAACCTATCCAGGACCATGTGACGCAGCAGGCCGAGGATGCTTATACGAAGCACCAGGAATCGGCTTTGTCGCTGCCTAAAGAGCAGGGTGGCTTCGGCCACTCTGACTGGCAGGACTTAGCTGCCTCGCAGGAATTTGTGGATTGGGCGCAGCAACAGCACCCCGCCATTCAGCAGTTGTTGGATTCAAACGAGGCCGCCGACGCCGCCTATGTTTTGGATCTATACAAATCGACTGGCCGGGCAGCAAACCAGCAGGGGCAACAGGGACAGGCAGAGCAAGTCAGACAGAGGCGTCAAAAGAACTTACAGCGCAATGTCCATGTAGAAGGCCAGGGTGCAAGTCCTGCCGCCGGGCCGCCGGACGACTTTGACAGCGCTTTCGACTTCTATGCCTCCAAGAGCGAAAAGAAGAAACAGTAAGAGGTATAAAAAATGGCTACTACAACCTATGGGACTATTTCCCAGCGTACAGCAGCATGGGCCGCCAAGGAGATGCTGGAGCACGCGGAACCGATTATCGTCCTTTCCAAGTACGGGCAGACCAAGCCTCTGCCTAAAAACAAGGCGCAGACCGTGAAGTTTCGGCGTCCCGTGCCGTTCCCCGTATCCACGGTCCCGGCACAGGAAGGCGTTACTCCTACGGCCCAGGCAATGACTTACGAAGACGTTTCGGTAACGCTGAAGCAGTATATCGGCGTAACCGAAATTACCGACGTGGTTCAGGACATGGCCGAGGATCCGGTACTTTCCGACGCCAACGAGCTGTCCGGCGAGCAGGCCGCAGAGACCGTCGAGATGGTCACTTACGCTGCCGTTAAGGGCGGAACTAACGTCTTTTACGCCAATGGCAGTGCCAGGGGCGATGTCAACACGGCAATCAACCTTAATAAACAGCAGGCGATTGTCCGGGCAATCAAGAATAACAGGGGCAAGAAAGTTACCAAGAAGATCGGCGGTTCTCCTAATTATAACACCGAGCCGGTCGATGCCGCTTTCTTCGCTTTCTGCCATACGGATTGCGAGTCGGACATTCGTAAGATGACCAACTTCACTCCGGTAGAGCTTTACGGCCAGACCAAGGCGGAGCAATACGAGATCGGCAAGGTCGAGGATGTTCGGTATATTACCAGTCCTCTTCTGGACCCCTGGCTGGGGTCAGGTGCCGGGTCGCTTAACGGCATGAAGTCCGATGGCGGCGATAATGTGGACGTTTATCCGGTTATCTATATTGCCAAGGATGCGTTCGGCTGTATCCCGCTCAAGGGCAAAGAGGCCATCAAGCCGATGGTCATTAATCCGGATAGTCCGAGCAAGTCCGACCCGGCAGGCCAGCGTGGTTATGTCTCCTGGAAGACGTACTACGCCGCCAAGATTCTAAATCAGAACTGGCTCGCCAGGATGGAAGTCGGTGTCACTGAGCTGTAATGTCTGGCAGTAGGTAAACCAATAACGGGGCATATCCTTTTGCTCGGTGTTGACCGGGTAAGACGGTATGTCCCCTGACAGGAGTAAAAGCAATGGCAGAAATAACCAAGACAGAGCTCAACAGATCTTCGCTTCAGGACCTGCGGGGATATGCCAATCAGCTTGGCTTGACGGTAGACCCTAACGACACGCGGGATGTCGTGTTAAGCAAGGTACGGACTACTCTGGGCTTCCCTGATGAGAGTTCAAGCAAGAGCAAGGCGAAGAGTAAAACCGAGGATACGTCCAGCGACCCCAACGACGAGCAGGAACCGGCTCAGTATGAGTTCCGGAAGCCCGCGGAGCTTGCGCCGGCCCCGGAAGGCACTGACTATAATCCTCGCCTGCGGAAAGTGACTATCAGAATCCCCAGCCAGGAAAACGACAAACAGCCCGTCCCGGTCTCCGTCAATGGGCGCACCTGGGTCATCCAGCGTGACAAGGACGCCGAGGTGCCTCATTATGTTTACCTGACGCTCCGGGATTCCGTGGAGGGTCAGTTGGACCCGACGAGCGGCACCGTATTTGAGGTGCCGATGTATCCCGTGCATCTGGTGGGCTGATACCTATTAAGGCACACAACAGTTAATCGTAAATTTCACAGGAGTATATACAATGCAAGAAACAGTTACAGGTACCGTGGAAGGTACAGGATCGGCAATAAACGTATCTTTGGGGTTTATCCCCAAGTACGTCAAGGTTTTCAACTATGATGACGCTGGCAGCCTCGCTCCCAGCGTGGAGTGGTGGAGCGGCATGTCTGATGACGAGG